AATAATATAATAATAATATAATAATATAAACATATATTTATTACTATGTACCGTAATTTAATTATAACATATTTTTTCTTTATTGTCAAGCACTACTCAAAAAAAATAAATAATTTTTTTGAGTTTTTGCTTGACAAATCGTTTTAAATATGTTATAATGTCTTATAACCTTATGCGGCATAGGGGGATAGTTAGTAAATATCTGAAGATATTCAGAGTTCCTAAAATTGCGAAAGCAAAAGCCGAGAGTACGCTAAATTAAAAATTGGAGAAATTGTGCAGTTGAAAAAGGCTTACAAAATTAGAATTTACCCCAATAAAAAACAGCAAGGGATTATAGACCATAATATAAATTCTACAAGGTTTGTTTATAATTTCTTTCTTGATTTTAAGATTAAAGAATATCAAAAAAATAAAAATTCATATTCACATTTTGATACTTGCAAATTGCTGACTATATTAAAACAACAAGAAGAATTTTATTGGTTAAAAGAAAGTGATTCACAAGCGCTAATTTATTCTTTAAAAAATTTAGACAATGCTTATAAAAAATTTTTCAACAAAAAATTGGAAAATTGTTTCCCTAATTTTAAGTCAAGAAAAACATGTAAAATGTCCTATACTACTCGAATTAGGATAATAATTAAAGACAATAAAATTAGAATTCCTATGTTAGGTTTTGTTAAATTTAAAGACAAGAATAAATTTCTTGATATAGTTAAAATTTATAACTGCACAATTACTAAAACCAAAACGGGGAAATATTATGCTTCTGTTCTTTGTGATTGCGAAAACCAAGCCAAACAACAAACAGGAGCTGTTATTGGAATTGATTTGGGTATTAAGGATTTAATAATTACTTCTGATGAAGTTAAAATAAAAAATCCCAAATTTTTTAAAAAATCAAAAATCAAACTAAACAAACTATATAAATCTTACAAAAACAAAAAATATAAAAGCAAAAATCAAGAAAGGGCAAAAATCAAATTTTTTAAATTATGTGAAAAAATTGAAAATCAAAAAAACAATTATATTCATAATGCCACTAACAAATTAATCACAGAAAATAGTTTTATAGGGTTGGAAACCCTTAAAATCAATAGTATGACGGAATATCCCAATTTGTTTAATGCAATAAAAAGTGCTTCTTGGGCAGAAATAGTTAGACAATTAGAATATAAGGCATTGTGGAATAATAGAGAAATTGTGAAAGTTTCTCAATTTTTTCCAAGTAGTCAAATTTGTTCTAACTGTGGAAATAAATCAAAGCAAACTAAAGACTTGTCTTTGAGAATTTATGATTGTCAAGTTTGCGGATTTAAAATAGACAGAGATTATAACGCAAGCATAAATATTTTAAAAGAGGCACTGAGAATATCTTCCCTAAATATCACTTAACCCCTTTATTTCCAACAAATATGTTATAAAAAAACAATGCTTCCTCCCTTTATTATCACCATTTATCCTTCTTTTTGCCCATTTTAGCCCCATTTAAAGCCCTAAAATCCCTTTTTAGGGCTAATTTTATGAAAATACTCAATACTGTTGGTATATAACCCTTCCAAAGGGTTTTGGTCTCTCAGAAAAGTGATTATTTTGCATTTTAGGTAGTTTACCCTTCAGAACTCAAAAAAGTGCATTTTCGGGGTCTCACGAATGGCTTAAAACCTGAGTTTGTTTTACCCGAAAATTTGCGTTTGTAATTTCAAAACTGAGTTAAAAATCTCCTCAAATATTTCTGAAAATAATTTAAAATATTTTTGAAAAAGTACTTGACAAATGATTTTGAATATGTTATAATGCCATTAAGTTAGTTTAGTAGTATTGAAAAAGTTAACACGCCGGAGTCCCTTAGTGGTCAATAGGGGTGGGCTGTAAACCCACTGCGCAAAGTGCTTCGGAGGTTCGAATCCTCCCTCCGGCATTTTTAAGAAAGCAGGATAAAGATATAATGCAAAAACCCAAAATACTAATAATAGGTGTTGGATTTGTTGGTCTCGTAACAGGATTGTGTTATGCCAAAAAGGGTTTTGACATAATTTTTTACGATAACAACACTGATAAAATAGCAGATTTCAAAGCAGGAAGAATCCCCTTCTTTGAACCCGGTACTGAGGATCTGCTTAATACATACTCTCATAAAGTATGTTTCACTACAAATTTAAAAGAGAGCGTTGAAGAATCCGATGTAGTCATGATCTGTGTTGGAACTTCTTCCAATGACGATGGCTCTCCTAATATCGAAAATATTTACAGTGTTGCAAAAGAGATTGCAAGAAACATTTCAGAGCTTGACATAATTAAATACCGCCTAATTGTCCAAAAGTCAACAGGTCAACCGGGGACTTGTAAAAAGATTGCAGAAATATTTGATGAGATTTTGGGTAAAGACGAAACAGAAGAGTATATTGACATAATTTCAATGCCCGAATTCCTTCGTGAAGGCGATGCTGTTTACGATGTTTTTCATGCTGAAAAAAATGTTGTTGGAACTAATGGATCTGTGAAGAAGGATTATCATGTTCAATTAGCCTCTGCCTTCAATGAACCGATTCTCTTTGTGTCAAGAGAATCGGCAGAATTGATTAAGCTTGCTCATAATGGCATGAGTGCAATGAAAATTTCATACATGAACGCCATTGCCCTTCTCTGTGAAGAATACGGGGCAAATATTCATGACCTTGAAAGAGCGTTAGGCATGGAAATAAGACAAGTAAAGAATTATGTAAGAGCGGGAATGGGGTTCGGAGGAAGTTGTTTAAGAGCCGGAACAAGAGTTTATACTCCTACTGATAAAATAAATATTGAACAATTAAAAGCGGGAGATATTGTTTGGACTATTGATGGAAGTTATCAACTAATCAATAAAACTTTGTCAAGAAAACTTGACAATGAATTTATTTATAAAATTACAACAGAATTTAATCATGATATATATATTACAGGAGAACATCCCGTTTGGGGGCTTGAAAACACTGATACATTAAAGAGTTTAACTCTTTATAATGTATCAGATTTGAAATGGATTCCTGTTAAAAATCTTAAAGAAAATGATTATTTGACATTTCCAGATATTCATATAAATGGCATAACCAAAACTGATCCATCTTTGGGTTATCAATTAATTCGAATTAAGAAAATAGAAAAAGAGATTTCAAGCGAAACAGTATATAATCTTGAAGTGGATGTAAACAACACTTATGTAATTGAGGATGCAATTGTTCACAATTGCCTTCCCAAAAATGTCAGTGATCTTGCTCACATGTATGATAGATACGGGGATAGGCACAACACGAATCACACAGAGGGCTTGATGTATGATGTTCTTGATATTAACGATTATATGACAACAAATATTATTAACAAAGTTGAAATGTCAAATATTAAGAAAACTGATAAAATTGCTATTTGGGGTTTGAGTTTCAAACCCAATAGCAGTGATACGAGAGATTCAAGGGCATTATATTTGATTAAACAGCTTAAAATGTCTGGTTATATCAATATTGTCGGATATGATCCAATTGTCAAATCCAACATAGGGATTTGCAATATGAACACTGTTGAGAATACCGCAAGAGGGGCTTCGGTTATAATATTATGTGTTGAATGGGACGAATTCAGAAAACAGAATATGAAAAAGATATTTGAGTTAACTAAGAAAACACATCCTGTTCTGATTGACGCAAGAAATATTTATGAACGAAGCGAAATGGAGCAAATTGGATTCAAGTATTTTGGAATGGGGAAATAAAATAAAAAATAACACCAAAAATTGGTGTTATTTTTTTTTAAAAAGGGCAAAAAGTACTTGACAAATCGACCTAAATATGGTATAATATACATGCTTGTTTCATATAAATTTTCATAATGTTGATTGTGAAAATTTTCACAATCAAAAAACAAATTATAAAAAAGAGAGAGGAAATGAAAAATCTCAAAATAAACAAAACAGAAGTAAACTTCAATTCATGCTATAGCTTATTCGAAAGCGAAAACCCTATGATCAAAAATAGGGTTCAAGCTATGCGAGTAGGAGATTGGTCAAGAGACGAGTATAAAGGTCGTCTTATTACTCTTGAAGATTTACAGGAATTCAAAAACAATTTTGATTCTTCTGTTTTAGGACAGGAAACCGTAACAGGACTTCCCATTGATGCCGAACACAATTGGAGTAGTTCCGAAGAAGGCGCCTGTGGATGGATTAAAAACATAGAGATAACTCCCGACGGGAATATGTTTTTAAATGTTGAATGGACAGACAGAGGAAAATTCCTTATCGAAAACAAAAGATTTAAACATTTATCAGCTATGTTCGCTGATAGTTATGAAGATCCTGAATCAGGAAATGTTTTCAAAAATGTTCTTTTTGGGGCGGCTTTGACTGTTCTTCCGTATATTCAGGGGATGGAGCCTGTTACATATAATGCAAAGGAGAATGTAATGGAAAAAGATACAGAGAAATCTGAAATGATTGTTAATGAAGAAGTCAAAGAGGCTTCTGCAATGGAAAAACTGAGAGAAGAATTTAGGGTAAGCGAAGAGACTAAAATCACCGAAATGGCAAAAGAGTTGGAAAAGCCTTCAGAAGAGATTGAAGATAAAATCGGTGAAGATAAAAACGAGCAAATTGTCATCAAAGAACACAATATTGACGCAGACAAGATTACGGAGATTGCTGATAGACTTAAAGTCGTTCAAACAAGTGTTTTTTCAAAAGAAGAAGTCGAGGCAATGAATCAGAAACATCTTGAACTTGAAAAGAAACATCTTGAACTTGAGGCAAAGATGAGTGAAATATCTATTAAAGAATCAGAGATAAATGAAAAAGAAATTGATTCGGTTTTAAACTCACTCTTGCCCTCGGATGGTTCTGAAGAATATTCAATCAAACCCGATCAGGCAGATTTTGTTCGTGAAATTCTTAAAAATGCTAAAAAATCAGGAGACATGTATAAATTCAGCATTGCTCAAAAAGAGTTTAATATGTATTCGGCATTGATTAAGCTTTTCGAAGTAATGCCTAAGAATAAATACAACAAAACAGAGAGAGGAACAATAAATATGGAAACCAACAAAAACGAGGAAAAAACACAGGGTTTTAACCTTAAAGACTATATTGAAAGCACTCAATATTCCAAAGAAAACAAAATGACAAAATTTGACGAAGCCTGTTTAGACAGACAGAAAAAGCTTTATTCAAGCGGAAAATATGACAATATGCCTAATGGTCTTTTTAACAGCTATAAAGATGCTGAAAAAGAAGTTATGGCTGAAATCGGAATAAATAAATTAAGCAGATAATGGCAGATAATAATTGAAATAAAGGAGAAAAATAAATGGCTATTCAAGGAATGTATGACGGAACCCCTCTTGGGGGGAAATGTGATGGAGCAGTAACCCTGCGAAGAGCAGTAATTGTAGGAACAGTTGCTGATTCCTTTAAAATGCCCACAGGAGCAAATCAGGACACTAAAGCAATTGCACTCTATACAAGGTCAACAGGAGAACACAATTCATTTGCGATGAGTTCAGGGGCTGTTCAAGTAGAGGCAGGAGCCGCACTCTCTTATGGAGCAAGAGTATATGCTGACGCAAACGGTAAAGCAATTCCGGTTCCCACAGGAACTACAGGAACTACAAAATATTACTCATTTGGATGGAACAAATCTTCTGATGTTACAGCAGATGGAGATATTGCAGTAATTCAACTTGAAAAAATGATCATAGAAGCCTAAAAATAATTAAAGGAGAAAAATAAATTATGCCTTACATAGATTACAGAAGTATTCACGAAGATTTGTTTTTAACAAATTACCTCGTACAATATCCTATGGATCAGTTTATTGCCGACATTATGGCGCCTTATTTTATTGTTGACGCTTATGCAGGAAAGTTCTGGAAGACCTATCAGGATAACCTGAAACTGTATGAGACAGCAAGAGAAGCCGGAAGTGCGGCAAAAGAAATGACCAACAGATTCACAAGCGACACATACCTTTGCAAACAGGAAAGATTGAGAACTATTATTCCCGTAGAGGCTTTTGAAGAGAATAACAGCGCATTTGACCTTCGGGCAGTTGCCGCCGCACAACTTAAAGAAGCCTTGCTTAGAAAAAGAGAAGATAGAGTTGCCACCATATTCAGAAGCACAGGAGGATACGGCGTTTCCACTCTTACATCTACTCAAAAATGGGATGCTTACACTCAGACAACCTCTAACCCGCTTGAAAACATTGTTTCAGAAATTGTAACAATTGCTTCAAATTCAGGCGTTGAACCTAATCTTATAGTAATACCTTTTGAAGTCGCTCAAAAACTGTCTAATCACCCCGATTTCGCAGAACATGTAAAACACACTTCTGATAAATTCCTTACCACAGCTGGAATTCCGCAGACAATTAAAGGGCTTCGTGTTATTACTCCTAATTCAAGAAAAGACACTGCAGGTCTTGAAAAAACAGCAACCCTCTCTTATATATGGGGAGAAGATGTTATACTTGCCTATGTTAATCCTAATCCCGGAAGAATGGGTCTTAACAGCGTAACAACATTTGCCGAATACACAGATAAAGTCCGCAGATGGATGGAAAATGACATTGAATCTGAAGTTCTGGAGTATGGACAGAGCCTTGATGAAAAAGTCATTGCAACAAATACCGCAAGAGTAATTCAGGCTGTATTAACCTAAACAACATATAAGAAGGGGTCAAATGACCCCTTCTTAAAACTAATATAAGGGGCGTAATAATGGGATATTGTCAAGTCAGTAACATAGAAACGCTTGGAACTTTCGCCGGACAACCTTTTAAGGCTTCGGGTACTTCTCCTACTATTTCAGAAGTACAAGAGATTATTGATGAATATGCCGATGATATTGATTCCGAGTTATATGAAGCAGGTATTGATACCCCTGTTTCTGTGTTAACATCTCCCAAAGCACACGCCTTACTTGTTAAATTAAACGCATGGGGAGCCGCCGGAGAAATACAGGATTCTACTTTTTTTAGAGGCAAGAAGAACACCTCCGATTCTCGTTCTGCTTATAATAAGAAATATACAGATAAGCTTAAAAAATATAAAGAACGACCTATATTATTACAGGACGCTGTTTTGAGAGATACTCACAAAGTCTCACAGACAGGTGAAGAATCCTTGCTGTATTCCTCTCTTACCTCTAAATATGATTCTACGGAATATGATTCCACAGAATCAATTTCAATAACCCCTGAATTAAGGAAGGATTTTAAATGGTAAAAATAGGCTTGTTTTTATATATAAGAGATCGAGCCTGGATTTTAGGTAAGACATTAGATTCTATATTGAAGCAAACCTATAACACAAAAAACATTCATTTGAAGTTACTTTTCAATGATTGCAAAGATTCTTCAAAGGTTATAGCAGAAGATTTTAAGCAAAAGAATTTGGACAAGTTTCACGACATAGAGATATATGAGTGGAATTTTAACGAAGAATCTGATGATCGTAGGGTTTATGAGAAAAGACAAAAGGCGATCCACAGAATGGCATTTTTGAAGAACCTCTTGTTCAATTCGTTTGTGAATTCACAAACGAATTACGACAAGCTTATGTTTTTCGATAGCGATATAATTCTTAATGAAAATGCAATAGAATTAATGGTGAAAGCAGATAAAGATATAATTGGCGGAGTTGTTAAAACTCATCCGAGAGAATTAGGGATATATAATTATCTTTTTTATAACCCATTGGAAGGCATGTATAGAAGGCTAAAAGAAATAAATGGGTTAGAGAGAGTTGACTATATAAGTGGATTTACAATGTTTGATAAGAAAACTTTTTCAAAAATAAAATTTGGTTTTAAATTTAATGGTTCATCGGATGATGATTTTGCAATGGATATTGCACGAGAATATGGTTTTGAGATATGGGCGGATACAAACATAACAGGGGAGCATGTGATGAACCGTGTTTGAAATAAATGTTGACATTCGAGGACATATAGAATTAGAAAGAGGGTTTATGCGTTTTGGACAAAGCCTTCTTGAAAATTCTGAAATGCTCGAAGAATTAAATGATGAAGCTAAAAACTTTGTAAATTTACAATTTTTACATCAAGGATCTTACGATGGATTTTCAAAGTGGCAAGCCTTGTCGCCAAAATATAAGGCATGGAAAAACAAAAAATTTCCACAAGCATTAGGAATTCTCGACCTTGTTGGAGATTTACGACGGGCTTTAACGATTAAACAATCGGCGGCGCATATTAACGAGATTAAAAATACCGAATCAAGTTATGGAGTAAGAGCAACGCCGTTGAATGTAGTAAAGTCCAATGTTCCAATGAACCCATTTAGCATACCTTATGCAATTGCACACCAGACAGGAATAAGACTTCCTGAGAGACCATTCATGAGAATTGGAAACAAGCAAGCAAATGAATATAAAAAGATTGTCGTAAAGAATCTTTTAAAGAAACTGAGAAATTCAGGATACAAAACTTAAAAGGAGAAAAATAAATGTCAAGACATATTGAAGAAATCCACAATGATAAAAACATTCATCTTGGCGGTGGAATGTTGTTTTTGGGCGACAAAAACACCTCTTTTGATGAATTGGATTTATATTCCGTTGGTTGTATTCAAGCAGATGCCACGCTAACAATTACTACTACAAAAACTAAATTTCCCGCAGGTTCCCCTTCTGCATTGATAAAACAAGACATTAAGGACTTAGGAATGAAACTTGTTGTTACACTTCAGGAATTTGAAATCAACAAGTTTAATAAGGTATTAGGCGGTCTGTGGACAGTTACATCAACAACTCCTTATTTGGAAAGCGTTGTTGATGAAACCATATATCTGTATGGAAACAATTGGCATCACACTCAGGGACATAGCTTTACCAATGACCCCGTAACAGCAAGCCTAAATGTTTATGGCGGAGCAAGCTATACCGAAAATATTGACTTTGAAATAGACAGAACAAGAGGTCTTATTAGACGCATTAACAACAATATTCCTGAAGGACAGGAAATTTCCATAAATTACACGTGGAGTAAACCTACAAGAAAAACTATGGGAATCGGAATTCCTGACGATTGCTTAGGCTATTATCCTGTAAGATTTGTTGTTCCTAAATGTGATCATACAAACAGAATTTTTGACATGTTCAAAGCCTATATTGATAATGACGAATTTGTTCTGGACTTCAGTAACGAGAACTTTACCAAGCTTCAGGTAACATTTAACGGCGCTCAAGACCTTACCAGAACACCAAGTCAGAGCATTGGAAGATACATAGAAGAAGAAAGTCTCAACTATTAAAAATAAAATAACCATAAAAAATATTGAAAAAATACCAATAATTATTGGTATTTTCTTTATTTTTACTTGACAAATCGACCTAAATATGGTATAATATACATGCTAAAAATATTTTTTAAGGATGTAAAGCACAGTTAACATAATTTTGTAAATATTTACAAAATTATGTAAAAATCTATTGACAAATTCAATAAAATATGTTATACTATAAAAAATAGACCAAACAATAAGGAACAAATGATACTTTCTCATAAAATAAGAATATACCCCAATAAAGAGCAAGAAATAATTCTAATAAAGTCTTGTGGAATTGCAAGGTTTACTTATAATTGGGGTTTATCTGAATGGAAAAAACAATATGAGGAAGGTAAGAAACCAAATGGTAGGAAATTATGTAAGCAATTTAATACTATTAAAAAAGAACGGTATTCTTGGGTATATGAATGTCCCAAAGATGCAAATCAGCATGCATTTATAAATCTCCAAAATGGATTCAATAGATTCTTCAAGAAAATTTCTAAATTCCCTAAATTTAAGAAGAAAGGACAAAACGATTCATTTTATGTGAGCAATGATCGATTTCGATTTCTTGACAATTCTATAAAATTACCAAGAATCGGCAAAGTCAAAGTTTCAGAGAATCTTCGTTTTGAGGGAAAAATAATATCGGGGACAATTTCAAGGGTTGCTGACATGTGGTTTATCTCTATATCTGTAGAAATTGAAGATTATGAAAAACAAAGGGATTTTGATAATTGTATTGGCATAGACTTAGGAATCAAGGATTTCATAATCACTTCAAATGGTTATAAAAGTGGAAGACTTAATCCTCTGAAACGGAATTTAAAGAAGTTACAGAAATTATCAAGGAAACATTCAAGGAAGAAAAAGGGATCTAAAAATAGGAACAAGGCAAGGATCAAATTGGCAAGGTTACATTATAAAATTGCATGCAAAAGGAAAGATGCAATTCATAAGGTAACAACTCAATTGTGTAAAGAGAACCAATTTATAGCAATTGAGGATTTGAATGTCAAGGGTATGATTAAGAATCATAAATTATCTCGATCTATAACTGATACAGGTTTTGGTGAATTTAGAAGGCAATTAGAATACAAATGTAAGATATGGGGAAACAAAATTGTTGAAATAAGCAGATTCTTTCCCTCTTCTAAAATGTGTTCTAATTGTGGCTGTTTGAAGCAAGACTTAAAATTATCAGATAGGATTTATAAATGTGAACATTGTGGATTTATAATAGATCGGGATCTAAATGCAAGTATAAACATCTTAAACGAAGGTTTAAGGATACTCATGGCTAATGAGGAATTAACGCCTATGGACATGAAAGCGCTGA